TGGCTCGTTTTCGGTATAACCATGGCTATTAATTTGAATTTTACCCGGAGCACCAATTGTAATATTAGCAACTTGGGTTGAGTAGTTTGGAGAAATAGACGTATCACGAATGAAATATTGAGGGTTAGCAGCAGTACCTACGTGAGTGTAGAGTTTATTAGCATCTACATCAATAATTGCACCAAAGACATCAATTTCTTGATTTAAAGGTTGCATCACAACTGAAGTTGGACCTGCTGCAGCGGAAATTGAAGGTCCATTAAACGTTGCTGATAATTCAAAGTCGTTAAGACCAGCGTTACGAACGAAGTATTTAGTGTTGGTCGCAAAAGTTGAAGCCGTCCACGCAGTACCAACCTGAGAAGTAAAGTAAACTTGTTCGTTATTACTAAATCCATGTGCAGCAAAGTTGAACTTCACAGGAGTACCAAGAGTAATAGTCATTGAACGTGATTGCATTCCCGGCAAGCGACCAAGCTGATAAACAGCTTTTTGGTTATTACCTGTAGCAAATGGAATTGTTGGGGGAGAGACTTGAGAGAAGTCTGAGCGATTGATGTTATTTGCCATTAATACGCCAGAACCACCAATTAAGATAGTACCAGAAGCAATGATATAGATCTTCCACCCTGTTGTCCCAGTATCTACAGCTTTAATAGACCTAATTGTATGGACAATAGCTGGTGAAGCAGGAACTGCGATGTTAATACGACCGACATACTGGTGAGTACCTGTAGATTGATTGATTTCATAAAGAACTACTGGAAGTGCACCAGCGGTAATGGCACCGATCATAAAAATTCTCCCACTGCTTGTTGGGAAAAGAGTTGTGATTGGAGTAAACGCACCAGCGGTATCTGAGAACACATCGAGGAATCTTGTAGGTGATGGACCAAGGACAGGCTTGGAATCAATGGTTCGTTGTGTTACACGACCAGCAAGTGTCGTTCGTGTTTGATCGTAGGATGTACCTACTGATTCAAGAAGTTTTGCATCTAAGAGTTTCATTTATTTTCTCCTACGGTACTACAGTCTTTGTAATATTTGTTATAATGTACGAATTTCCGGCTAATGTATAAGAAATTGTCTTCTTTGCAGTTTTTCCCGGATGAACAGTTCCGCTTGTTGTGTTAATTTCTGTCACTCTTTCGTTTCTTGTTCCAGCATCGGCATAAACAAATTGGTCAACTCTATCGCCAGCATCCAGAATTTGCTTAAATTCACTGTTGACAAAAATATACTGAGTTCCACCAGTAGTTCCGTCGGAAGTACCAGAGTTAATTACAGCACCTGTAACGGTGATATTGGAAGAAGTAGCTGGTTCAAAAGCTCCAGCCCAAATGTTATATTTATAATTTTTTAGAACTTGACCATTAAATATTGGATCTGTTCCAGAATATGTAATATTTACGGTATCTGTGGTAACTTGTGCGCCTTGCGTATTAGCTATCACAAAGCCTGTATTAACGTCTATAGAGTTGGTGCATACGCCAAGTCCTACCGTTCTAATCTCAAGCGTAACGCCTGTTTGGGAAGCTTTAAACACACTAGAATAAAGCGTATTAAGTGTCAAACGAATAGCTGTTGAAACAACAATAGCAGGGTCGTTCGTACTAATCTGAACTTCAATTGGAACTGAATTTGCAACAACTGGAGCAATGCCTGTCCCGTCAACATTAAACCAAACGTGATAAAGAGCGTTAGACGGACAAGCCCTAAGAGTAAAATATTTATTATTTAAAGAACCCGAAACGTCAGCAACACAGCCAATATTAGTAATATGGCTCTCTGTGCCACGGAAGTAACTAACTTGAGTTGGGTTATTGTTAATGTCGTAAGAAGCTGAGAAGTGGGTAAAATGCTGGCTATTGAGGGAGTTAACTTCTCGTACACGAATAGACTGTCCATAAAAATCATGGACTTCCTTAACAACCAATCCGGGATCATATTGAGAATTCTTATTCTGAGACATCAAAACCTCTACCTTATAAGGGTGTTTTTTCAGCTATTTATAACCCATTAAAAACACTATACGGATGTGGTTAAAGCTCTAAATTTAATGGTTCCAGACACAAATCCTGAATAGTTTGGAGATGTATATTGAATCTGCCCAGCATTGGTAATGCTAAACTGAACTCCAGACTCATCCCCAGTGGATTGTAGGCTTATTTCCCAGCTTGATCCTTTTTGTATCCCAGACATCTTAATCTCTTCAAAAAGATCAGAAGTTGCATCTATTTTAATAGATACCTGAGCTTCAAAAGACCTAACAATTCCGTTATCAAAAGCAAATCCTGTTATAGAAGTTGCTAAAGGCTCGTTATTTGCCAAAGAAAAGGAACCTTCTGAAATATCCCCTGCAGATTTTAAATTGTACCTAGCGTCACCTCTAGCATCTGTATGGTATTGTAAGTGGTCGTCGCTAGATAAGCCAGAAAGTAATCCGTGAGTAGTCGGCTCACCTGCTGGAGTATAAAGCTGAGTTCCTCTAAAATCTACATAATCTCCGCCATTTATAGATCTAATAATTGCTTTAGGAGTGTTCGTGTAGGCATTAGCTGATTCAAAAACAACGCTACCAACAGCAACAAATTCAGCAAAAGGAAGGCCAGATAAGCTAGTAATTTCAGAACTTGCCGCAAGTCTTGCAGCTGTGACGTTGCCATAAGTAGCAATACCTTGAATTGCAACAACCGGAGTTTCTTTATCGTTTGTAGCAAATACGTGAACAAGAACAAATGCGTTATTCGCTACTTCAGTTAATTGCCAAGCTCCACCTGTAAATTCGTTAAAAGGAAGTCTTGTTCCAGTATAACCAGCAGTGCCATTGTATATAATAGGAAAACTATCTGCAGCCTTTTTTCTCCACAATTGACCCTGCCTATATAAAACTGGAATTTGTGTTTGAGCTAACATAGTAATCAGCAAATCTTCATCTCTGATCGATCCAGAGTCTGAAGTAAACTGAGCGTGAGTAGCTAAACTACCATTACCATTCACTACAAAGTTTTGCAAAGCAAGACCTGATAAGTATCTAGCTCCAAATATAGTATGTAGATAGGAGTGAGTTGCCCCATCCATTGTCAATCCATGTCTTTCTTCAGCAAAGTAGGTGTGACTAGATGTGTCTGAGTTCCAGTAAATTACTGAAATTAATGCATTGTTCTGAAATAAGTCTGAATTAATAACTTGAGTAGACGCCAAGTTCCCTAAGCTGTTAAAATATATGTAGTGGTTTCCGCTTAAGTTGTCTAAAGTAATAGTTTCAGAAGCTGATTTAGTAAACTTATCTCCCTGCACGTAAACATCATAAGAAGCTCCTGTTGGAGCAATTGTAAATTCTCTTGTAAGATCAACAAAAGAAGTCGTAGAGCTTGTTCTGTCGATAAAGCCTGTTGGCTCTTTCATTACTTCAAAACGCTCAACAATGCCCGTTTCTCCGCCACTAACTAAGTTGTCAACGTATTCTTTAACTGTGTAATGCTCTGGTAATGTTGGCATTAATGGAGTAGAATCAACTCCGTCGAACTGAGTAGCAGACGTACCTGTGTCTGTTCCTTCAATAAAAATGTAAGAACCATCACTTTGAGTTGTTTGGATAGCGTAAGCACCTGCTCCAAAAACAACAGTAGAATTTACTCCGCTTGCATTATCTGTAAAGTCTATTGAAATATTTTGAGAACCCATAGTCGTTTGACTAAAAGTATCATTTGCGTAGTCTGTAGTTTGAGCAAGTAAATATGGAGCACCATCTTCAACGCTCAATACCATATTGGCATCTGAAGTGGCAGATGCAATATTTATTCTGTTTAAAGTAGAAGTAGAGGAGGTTTGATTTAGCTCTTTAGAGTCTGTACCATTATTAGATAATAATAAAATAGAATTAGCATTTAATTCTGTTGTTGTTGGAAAGCCTTGAGTTGTTGTGTAGTCTACAACAATTGGAGCGTCCTGCATTGTAAGCTCGCCAGTCATTATGTCGCCAGCTAAGTCTACTTTTAAATCTAGAGCGTCTTGAGTATCATCTGAAATAGGCTTGTCAAGATCACTCGTGTCATCAACATTTGGTAAACCAACTGCAGCTTTATTAAGAGTCTGGAAGGTTTTATCACCACGATAATAATCAGCAGCAGTAGTTGCTGTTATTGTTGGTTCTTTTGTAGCTAGTCCGGGAACTGTTGGAAGGTCGGCAGTACCAGATAAATCTCCCGCCAGCTTAACCTTACCTTTAATAAGCGTTGTTGCATCTGGAGTTGCTCCTCCGGTTACAGCATTGTCAACATAAGTTTTAACAGCATTTTGAGTTGGATACAGAGTATCTGAAGTACCCAAAGCCGTAGTTGTAGATTTATTCGAAACATCCTCTGGAACAAATCCTAAAGAATCTTGCTTAGCATCTAAAGCGTCTTGGGTATCGTCCGAAATTGGTTTATCAGCATCGCTGGTGTTATCAACATTACCAAGACCTATATCATTTGGAGAAACATAGTCCGTAACTTGAAGCCAATTACCCGGATAAGCTGGGGGTGCATAACCAGCAGCTCCAATTGATGCAATCATTCTGAACGAGGCACCATTATACATTACACCATCGCCAACTGTGTAAGTTACGCCATTGTTATAATCTCCTGTCCAATTTACATTTACGATTAGATTTAAAGCACTGTCAATATCAGCGTGGGTATTTGTGCCGATATTGCTTAACAAGGTGTGGTCTGTAATACCTTGGGAAATTTCTATATATGCAGATCCAGACCATCTATAAATTTTATTTGTATCTAAAGCTAGGTATATGATGCCAGTTTCTCCAGTAACTGGAAAAGCCGCTAAATCAGCATATTCTAAAACATCATCAACATAACTTGGAAGTTGTGCAGAAGGAACTTTGCCAGAACCATCAAGGGAAGCAGCTCCATTTGGAACTCCTACTTGAGAAGCATCAAGCTTATCATTTAAAGCGGTTTGGGTGGCAGAAGAAATGGGCTTGTCAGCGTCAGAAGTGTTATCAACATCGGAAAGTCCCACAGCTGACTTGTCAAGCGTTTGGAATGTCTTGTCTCCACGCCAGTATTCGGAAGTTGTTCCAGCTGTGATTGTTGGCTCTTTATTAGCAAGTTCTGGAACTGTTGGAAGGTCGGCAGTACCAGATAAATCTCCCGCCAGCTTAACTTTACCCTTAACGAGTGTTGTAGCATCTGGAGTGGTATTATTCGTAATCTGAGTATCTACATAAGACTTTACAGCATTCTGAGTTGGGTATAAAGTATCAGAAGTGCCGAGAGCGGTATTTGTTGTTTTATTAGCAACGTCTTCTGGAGTAAATCCAAGACTGTCTTGTTTAGCATCTAAAGCGTCTTGGGTATCGTCCGAAATAGGCTTGTCAGCGTCGCTGGTATTGTCCACGTTTCCAAGACCAATATCAGCCTTGTCAAGAACAACCTCACCAACTTCTGTGTTAACGGAAGTCACTTCAGAAGGAGAAATTAGAAGATAAGCTCCAGAACTCCACTTATAGATTTTCTTAGTATCTAAAGCTAAGTAAACTAAGCTTCCTTGACCAACCGCTGGAAAAGCTGCAAGGTTGGCAAATTCAACAATGCCTCCGCCTCCTCCGCCAGATGTAGAAATATATCCGAGTCTAATTGCGGTATGTGCCATAATTAATGCCTCTGCTTAGCAGCGTAAAATATTCTTGTAACGTCTATAGATCCAGCTGAAACTGCAATCTTAACTCTGGCATATAAAGCTCCAGAACCAGCAATGTCCCAAATGTGAGAGCCAGATGCGTCCGTTACTGATTGTGCCGACTCAACAATATCAGCAAAGTTTATGTTGTCTGAGGAAATTTGTAAGATGAAACTCATACTTGGAGAAACGCCATTGTCGTAATTAACTTGAATAGAAAATTCATTCTCTCTATCATCTAAAGAAAACGATGGAGAAAACCATTCTAAATTTACGGATTCTGTTGCTTCTATTATTTCTTTGAGACGTATGGCATCCAGTATAAAACTCATATTATTCCTCTTTTTTATCTGACGTTAGCTTTCTTCCAAAATATAGTCCAGCACAAGCGTAAAAAAATTGCAAAGCGTTATCAATATCAACTCCATCAACCAACTTAGCAACTTTGTTTAAAAGCCCAAAAATTACCAGTCCAGAAGAAACTACCAAAAGCGTAAACGACGCAGATGGCTGTTGACTTACTGGATCTCTCAGCACAGGGACAGGAACTCCCTTTTTCGTACACCAGTCAACTAAATTCTTTTGTAGTTCTTTAAGCTTTTTCACCGCTTGCCTTTTTTCCAGTTCTCAAAGTCATAGACTTTTCCGTTAACTATACTGGAGTCGTCGTAAAGCTTTGGAAGAACTCTTAAGTAATTCCTATAGTTTCTGTACTCTTTTCTTTCGTCTGTGCTTAGCTCTGTATCAGAAAGCTGAGTCCAGTCTGTGGCTTTTAAAAGCCTATTTCTTTTTTCTCTAAGAAGCTTCCAGCATTCTTGAATAGCGTTTCCAAAAACCTCTTCAATTACAAGCTCAATCCCGTCCGTGAGTTTAAAAAATCTAACAATTTCTCCGTTCAAAAGCTCACTTCTCTCATCTATTATAAACCTTTGATTTTCTGGAGTTATGTCCTTTTCATGCGCCCAATGGCTAAGTCCATTCCAGTGTCCAAAAGCTAAATGATAATCTCTGTAAAGCTGCGCTAACTCTGCGCTTTCAAACTCGTGTATTCGCTCAGTGTCGCCTTGACGAATAGTAAGCTTGTACATGAGTTAATTCCTATTCTTGAGAAGGTTCCTGAGCTTGTAACAAAGCTTGTAACTCTTCTAAACTTGGGCATGGAATATTCTTAAATCTCCAACCCAACTGGTCGCCAATTTCTAACAACGCAGAATTAAAATTATCTCCAGCTTCTAAAAGCTCTTGCTTATCTTGTAAATACAAGCTAATAGCAAAAGCAATATCAGAGAGCTTTGGCAATTCTGGCATTTGTTCGGCTGGTGCCGGAGTTTCCTCCGACACAAGCATAAATTCTGCTTCAACATCTGGTTTAATTTCTTCGCTCATACTATTTTACCTTTGTAATTTTAACAACGGAATAAATCTCATTATCACCAAAACTAGAAGCAACTCCAAATCCATCACTAGCTTTTGTTGAACTTACTCTATGTTGTAGTTCAAAAGTTTTATTAGAAGATATTGTTACTTTTCCTTGTAGAAAACTAGAAATACTGTAAGTTGTTGCCGTTGCAGTAAAACCTACACTACCTATAATAGAAGTAGTTCCGTCAGTTATATTTTGTATCCTTAATTTATTAGAGGCAACAGCAGCAGCAGGAGCACTTGCCTCAATATAATACTCCCCAGCAGGAAGTGTAAATTGGTTAGAGGCTAAGCTCGTTACAATCCCAGTTGGATCATCTAGTGTATTCAAAGTTCTTGTTTGATAAGAACCAGCCGTTGCAGTTCCACCAGCAGTACCACTAGCTTTAACATCGCTTAGCGTTGCAATTCTAGGCTGAAGCAAAGGAACGCCTGTCAATGCTGGAGATTTGCTTGCGTTGATTACAAGGTAGCCTGATGTTTGAGATGATACATCAGAAAATAAAAACTCTCTTTGAGTATTAGAGCCTGTTACATTATAACCGGCATCTACTAATAATATACCTGTTAATTCATTATAATCTTTATAAACAGCTCCATATCCGTTTGTTGTTGAAGTTGCTCCATAGTCTAAACCGCCAGCTACTACTTTCCCAGCACTCTTATACAAGTCTAAGCTCTTACCCTTCAATCCCTTACCAATCTGGATAGCAAAAGCTGCTGGCTGAGCTGCCGTACTAGCTGCGTTATACGCTCTCGTATAAAGCAACATACCATTAGCATTCATATCAGCGTCAGTTTGCGTAGGACGAGTAGCTGTCTGTGTTCTAGTATTCGTATTAATAGCATATGTAAACGTAATGTAGCTTCCCACAGGTGCTGTGTTAAGCGTAGCAAGCGTGTAGGTTGAGCTGTATGCGAGAGCTGCCGTATCTGTGCTGAATGTTTCTGGAGCTGTTAGGATTTGGTCGGAGAGTGCTGTTGCAGCAATCGAAACATACTCACTAGCTCTGACCATTGAAGTTGTGTTATAAAAAAAAGAAATTCTATCTCCAGCAAGTAAATTTACTGTAGTAGACACGCCATTTCTTATATTAGCTGGTCCTTCTTCAAATGCTAAAACTGTACCAGAAGAAGCACCTGTTTGATTTTTATATATTTGAATATTATATGCAATAGTATGATAGGGACCACTTAAATTAATATCTACTTTACAATTTTTATTTGCTGTCCAAAATCCACCTAAAGTTGCCGAATCGGTATAAGATAATATTCCAGTTCCATCGCTTCTCTGTACCGATAAAAATCTTGGAGTTTGAGTATAAGTTGACCCAAATCCATTAGGAGAATTATAGGCAGTATAATATGCAACATCAGGCTGTGGCACATTAACAAAAGGAGTTACATCCACTCCAGTTACGTTAGGCTTACCGACTTTGGAGATTGTGAACTGAGTTCTATCTGCAGAAGCACTGCTTGTTCCTCCGTCAGTCTGGGCACGTATAACATCTCCAGCTTGTAGATAACCTTGCCAAGATACAGTTTCTGGAAATCCACTTGTCGTATCAGTAGTTCCCATTGCTAATCTGTCTGCAACAGTTATTGACTGTATTCCCGTAGTTAATTGAGAACTATTTTTTGATATTCCAATATACGTAGAAACAGTTGCTTGATCTGAATAACTTATGTTATAAATACCACTAGTTCTAATTGTAAATGTTGCACCATTTGCTGGATCGTCAAGATAGGTAATATCGCTTCCAATATTATCCCTAAGATTGCTGAATCTACGAATTTTATTACTAGCAGTAGACCCATATCCATTAGCTGTATCAACTCTCACCGAGGAGTCAGACTCCGAGAATTGTGGCAATGTGTTGGTTACAGAAACAGAAATGTCTTGCTCTTGGAAAGAAAGATTTAGAGAGTTTGAAATGTTAGCAGTTGGATTTCCTTCACTAGATACTCTAATTATGTCTCCTACCTCAAAATATCCTTCATAGGAAACATTAGCTACACTACCAGCGGGTGCAGTTTGGCTGGCTAATCGTTGTGAAGGTAAAGAAGCATTAGTTGTATTGACTAATTGATTTTTACTAATAATAATTGAGTGATTTCCTGAACAAAGCAAACTAACACTAATGTCTAATTTACCAGCTTTCTTCATCGTAATGCGTGTTCCAACGACAGCATCACTTTCTACTGTAAAAGCATCGCCACGAAGCTTTGCAATAGTATCAAAACGTACAATTGCTGTATCAGTTGAACCTCTGCTCGACGAACCTTCAAAGCGTAGCT